AATATTGCCATGAGAGCTACACCAACTTATGTGGATTTAACCCTTTATATAACAGCAACTGATCTATCACTATCAACTACTCAATGGGAAACAATCATACCTGCCTCACTAATTTGGACAGGCGTGAATGCTACACTTACATGGACAAATGCGACAGGAGCACTAACTTAAATGGCAACATCAACTAACTATGGCTGGGCTGAGCCAGATAACTCCAGCCTTGTTAAGAATGGCGCATCTGACATTCGCACTCTTGGCAATGCGATTGACACTTCTGTTTGGAACTCTGGCTATGGTCAAGCAGGTAAGAATAAGATTCTCAACGGAGATTTTACATTTAACCAGCGAGCCTTTACTTCTAACACTACTACTGCTGCTTACAACTTTGATCGTTGGTTACAGCAAAACTCAGGTGGCACATTCACAGTAACGCCTCAAAGTTTTACAGCAGGAGCTGCACCGGTAGCAGGCTATGAGGGAAACACTTATGTCCAAGGCGTTACAGCAACTCAATCAGCAGCAGGTGATTATGCAATCATTACACAGCGCATTGAGAATGTTAGAACCTTTGCTGGTAGTTCAGTAACAGTTTCTTTCTATGCTAAAGCCAACACTGGTACACCAAAGATAGGTGTTGAAGTGCAACAAAACTTTGGCTCAGGTGGATCACCATCTGCAACTGTATCAACTCCAGCAGGTGCAATTACTTTAACTACTTCATTTGCTAGATATTCAGTCACTGTTGCAGTGCCTTCTATCTCAGGCAAAACAGTAGGATCTACAGCTAACACTTCTTACCTTGAATTAAACCTATGGACTTCATCAGGTGCTACAAATGCAACACGCGCATCTAGTATTGGTATCCAAAACTTTACAGCTTCTATTTGGGGCGTACAGGTTGAATACGGATCTTACGCAACTCCATTCCAAATCGCTACGGGGAGTATCGCAACAGAATTAGCAGCTTGCCAGCGATATTACTTCCGAAATGGTGGTTTGTCGGCTTATACGGCATTAGGTGGTGGTACGGCAGAGTCAACAACAAAAGTGGATATACAAGTGGCAGCACCAGTCACAATGCGAGTGCTTCCAACGGCGGTAGATTTTTCAACTATAGCTCTGCAACCTTACGGAACTGGAACTATTACAGCCGTCACAGCTGCTGCACTTGGTACTGTAAAAGGTTTGAATCCACTTAATGTAGAACTAACTGTTGCATCTGGTTTAACTCAAGGTGTTTGGTATCGAGGATTAACAAATAACTCCACTTCGGGTTATTTAGGATTTAGTGCGGAGTTATAACGTGGACAATGTAACTTTTATCAAAGACTCAGGTGGCGTAGAACACGCACTTATAGATCATGGCAATGAACAATTTACCTCTATGCTAAAAAGCACTTACAATGAGTTAAAGGCTAATGAAGCCACAGCTAAGTAAGGCTGCAATACAGCTTCGGGAACAGTTTGATGATTCCTACCCAAGTCGTGACCGCACATCGGATGGTTGGATCGGTGATACCCGACACGCAGCTCGGCCTAGCGATCATAATCCCGATGCTACGGGCTGGGTTCGTGCCATCGATGTTGATCGTGATGTCAGTGGGAAATCCAAGCCCGATCTCATGCCAGATATTGCAGATCAGATTCGTCTCCTATGCAAGTCTAAAAAAGAACGCAGAATTACCTACATTATCTTTGATGGTCGTATCGCCTCATCAAAAGCGGCTTGGGCATGGCGAACATACGAGGGCGCAAACAAACACAACCACCACTGCCACATCTCGTTTGCGAAAGAAGCTGACAATGATGGGGCTTTTTTTCAAGTACCTATGCTAGGAGCATCAGAATGAATGAATTAAAAACAGCAGCAGGTTCATGGGCTAGAGCCTTTCTTGTAGCAGTTATCTCAATGGCAGCTGCGGGAGTTTCAGATCCCAAGGCACTTATTGCAGCTGGTGTGGCATCAATCTTGCCTCCAGTCCTTCGCTACCTCAATGGCAATGATTCTGCACTAGGTTTGAAAAAGTGAACCAAGGGGATTTCTTTACGCTCTACATTGCAAGCCTCGGTATATTTGGTGGACTTGCAGGTTATGTAATCACTCATCTGCTTTCTGAGATTAAACGACTCAATGAGCGTGTCGATGAGATCTACGCCATACTTCTAGAGCGATAATTTTCCCATGGCAAGAAAAGTGACCAAGCAGTTAGAAGATCAGGGTTACTCTGCATTAGATGCTTATTGCATCGGTGTCTATGAGTATTACAAGGGACTGTTAAAGGCTGGCTTCGCAGATGATTTAGCTTTAGCAATTATTATAGAGCCATCGTCATATCCTCGTTGGATTTTGCCAGATCCAGTTGAACCAGAAAGGTTCGGCGATTACGAAGATGAGGAAGATGATTAAAAAACGCTATCTGGTTATTTCGGATCTACAGATCCCATATCACCACGAGCAAGCCGTTAAGAATTTAATCAAGTTAGTAAAGCGTGAGAAGTTTGACCTCATCTTAAATACAGGCGATGAGTTAGATATGCAATCTCAAAGCAAGTGGGCACAGGGCACTAAATTAGAATGGGAAGGAACGCTCGATGCTGACAGAAGCCTTGCTCAGGATATTCTCTATGAACTCGGCACAACAGATGTCACTCGCAGCAATCACACAGACAGGCTCTACCATACGCTACTACGAGCACCTAGCCTCATTGGACTTCCAGAGCTTGAATACTCCAAGTTTATGGACTTCGCAGGACTCGGAATTAGATTCCACAAAAAGCCATTTGAATTCCATAAAGGATGGGTCTTAGTCCATGGTGACGAAGGATCAATGAACACCAATGCTGGACTTACAGCTCTTGGTTTAGCTCGTAAGTTTGGTAAATCTGTAGTTTGTGGACACACGCACAGAGCAGGTATTAGTGCCTTCACAGAGGGCATAGGAGCCTCATACAGGACTTTATGGGGCTTAGAGGCTGGGAATGTTATGGACAAAAAGAAAGCCTCTTATTTGAAGGCTGGCAGTGCTAATTGGCAGATGAGCGTGGCAATCATTGAAACGCATGGAGATCGTGTTAGCCCAATGCTTGTGCCCATAAACAAGGATGGATCATTTACCCTGTATGGACGACTTTACGCCTGACATAAAGCGCACCCTAGATGATGCGGTGGACGCTGGAGAATTGTTATCATTTCGTTATCCAAATGTGCGTGACATTGTCAGATTGGCGTGAGACTCTAATTCTGTAAGCAACCAAGGGCGTTGCTACAGATAGGTACACAATGATTAACTCAATAACAATTATAGGAATTATTGGTTTGTTTTTAGCTTCTAATTTCGTATGGTACTGGCAAGGATTTAAGGACGGACGGCGTGAAGGTTATGTACGCGGTCGCGATCTAAGCCGTCAAGGGTTTTGGCAAGAATGAAAGCCAATGAAATCCTCCTCACAGCTACCGACACGATCTCTCAGCGTGGGCTTACATACGGTCACCCTGCGGATAACCTGCAACACACAGCAATGCTCCTCAGTGCATACCTCCAAACACCAATACACGACTATCAGGTGGCAGGGATCATGGTCTTGGTTAAACTTGCAAGGACTAATCAGTCAGCACAGCAAATCGACACATGGATCGATCTATGCAGCTACGGAGCACTAGGCGGGCAACTCGCTACAGAGGAGAATGATTTATATGTTTAATCTAGCCGATTACGAGACAGTCGAGGTGAGACTTGAAAAGTTTATTAAGGATTATGCAGATTTTCGTATTGCAACTGAGTTGGAAGTCGTCGAAAAAGATCGCTATATTGTCAAGGCGTATTTATTTAAGACTGCTGGTGATAGCGTTGCGTGGGCAACAGGATACGCTGAGGAAAAGATTACTGATCGGGGCGTTAATTCAACTTCAGCACTGGAGAATTGTGAGACTTCGGCGATCGGCAGAGCTCTTGCAAATGCAGGTTATGCAGCTAAAGGAAAGAGACCTAGCCGCGAAGAAATGGCAAAAGTAGTAGCCAAGAAGCCAGACAAGCCAGTGGTACAGGATCTTGTACCAGCACAAGAGCAAGACTATTGGTCTACACCAGTTAATGAATACATGAAGGTAGTTGATGCCCCAGTTACCCTGGACAAAGCTATGGAGAATGTCACTGCGATTATGGGTACAGCTGAGGCAAGCGAAGTGCCTACTTGCTCGCATGGTCATCGCGTGTGGAAAACAGGCAAGGCTAAGACGGGTAAGGAATGGGCACTTTATTCATGTCCTTTATTAGGTCATGCAGGTATGGAAGGTAAATGCGAACCTATCTGGTATGAAATAAATAATGTCGGCAAATGGCAACCACAAAAGGTAAGGGTATAATTATGGGGTACATCGAAGTTTACAATGTAGATAAAGATGGTGAATGGACTGATCTTAATGACATACCATTTATCACTACTATCAACTGCCAGTTATGCAACGAGCCAACAGAGGCACATGACATCATCATCCCAGCAGTCATCAAGGATGGCATTCTTACAGCTGGTACATGGCAGTGTAGAAAGTGCAAGACAGTCAATGGATAATCTTGTTACAGTCGCAATTATTGTTTTAGTAATTTGCTCTGTATGGATGGGTTACCTACTAGGATCTATTAGTGGCTAGTCAAGCTAGGAAGCACAGAGGTTTCCGCACAGAGCGCGTTGTCGCACAGTACCTATCGACTGTATGGCAAGGCGCATGTGTGGGACGGGGTAGTGGCAAAGATATTGTGAATGTACCGTTTGATGTTGAAGTAAAAGCACGGGCTGGCTTTCAACCTTTAGCGTACTTGAAGCAATTAAAGGCTCGGACATCCACTTCGGGGGAATTGGGATTCGGAGTCATACGGCTAAACGGACAAGGAGAAGATGCTGCTGAGTATTGCGCCATCATCCGACTAGCTGATCTATTGCCACTACTCCAACTTAAATACGGTCACTTAGACTCCGAGCCAACAGATGCAGACATCGACCGTTGTACTGCCTGTGGCGATTACATGATTAAGAGGTGCTTCACTTGCCAGCCTACGACTACCGATGCTCAGACTGCAATCTTAGTCAAGAGATTAGCCATGGATGGTACGACAGACCGTTAGTGCCATGCACATACTGCAATAAGCCAATGGACAAAACAATTAGCACAGCTGCGATCCACTTTAAGGGCAAGGGATGGGGCAAAGATTGAAAACAGTATTAGATCCAGCAAGTAGTATGAGATCGTTTTACTTCAATAAAACAGATGAGCGAGTGGTATTTGGTGACATTCGAGAAAATGAGACACATCTACTTACAAATGGCCAGACCATCACAATTAAGCCAGATGAAGTCATGGATTTCAGAGCAATACCTTATCCAGATGAAACATTTCAGATGGTTGTCTTTGATCCACCACACATGCTTAGACTGTCTGAGAAGTCATGGATGCGTAAGAAGTATGGCGTATTAGATAGCCAGACATGGCGTGAGGATATAGCTCAAGGCTTTGCTGAATGCTTTAGAGTGTTAAAGACAAACGGCACTTTAGTGTTTAAGTGGAATGAAGTATCTATATCTCTTAAGGAAATCTTAGAATTAACAGATGAAAAGCCTATATTGGGTCATCCTAGCGGCAAGCGCATGGGTACTCACTGGGTTATATTCATTAAATAGTTATCCACAGAAGTTATCCACAGGAGGTTATCTTGAAAAGAAACACCGCTCTGACCAGCACTTATGTAAATGAATTTGACAGTCATGGTACGCTAACGGCGCAGAGCCTCTCAAAGGCTCACCGCAAGCCCCTGAGGGGCATAGCTTGCGGGGTGCTAGTAGCTATTGGGATAGCTCTATGCAGTAGTCCTGATGCAGGATCTACAAGTCCTAAAGAATATATAAGCTATAAAGAATACTCTCTCTATCTATTAGACTTTAACTATAAAGAATATAACTGCTTAGTAAAGCTCTATACACATGAATCTAATTGGAGAGTCAATGCTAAGAATGGATCTCATTACGGAATACCTCAAGGCAACAGTGAGTGGCTTAGAGATCAAGATGGTTATACTCAAGTAATATGGGGACTTAACTACATTGGCAACCGATATGGTGAACCATGCATTGCCTTAGATCATTGGAGTAAATACGGATGGCATTAGACAAGCTAAACAGCCGTAGATACAGGGCACACAAGGAGCGCGTGTTCATGCGTGATGGCAGGGTGTGTAGATACTGTGGATCAGATGAAGAACCATTGCACATCGATCACATCATTAGTCGCAAGCGTGGTGGCACACATGACTTAGATAATCTTCAAGTGTTGTGCAAGTCATGCAATCTACGCAAATCAAGCAAAGAAGAAGGGGTTTTTTTAGCACAGACGGCTACCCCCCCTGTCTTTTCTGACTATGTCTCCCCGACACGCTCCGAGACGATGCTGGACAGTCCTTTTAAGACCCGACCCAATCCAGATCAATGACAACTAAGACCAGAAAGCCCAAAGCCATACGAGGGGCAACTAAACCAAGGCTTCACAGTCCATTACTTAAAGGCGAAAACAAGCTGCAAGATGTCAAAGACCTTTGCGAGATTGTAAAGATACCTTTGATGCCTTGGCAGGAGTTTGTGCTTAAAGATATGCTTACTGTAGATAAAAAAGGCAACTGGATTCGCAAGACAAACTTGATCTTGGTTGCTCGCCAGAATGGCAAGACGCATTTAGCGCGTATGCTGATATTGGCACACCTTATTAAGTGGAATACCAATGTCCTTATCATGTCCTCAAACCGATCTATGGCTCTGGACACCTTTAGACAGATCACTAGCTTATTGGAGACAAATGACCACCTTAAAGGATTCGTCAAACAGATCCGACACGCTAACGGAACTGAGAGTATTGAAATGCTATCTGGAGCAAGGCTTGATGTCGTTGCAGCAACTAGAGACGGTTCTAGAGGTCGATCAGTTAATGGACTGCTCTACATCGATGAAATCCGAGAGATCACAGAGGATGGATTTAGAGCTGCTACTCCTACGACTAGAGCTCACCCAAACTCTCAAACGCTACTTACCAGTAATGCTGGAGATGCGTTCAGCACTGTACTTAATGACCTACGAGAAAGAGCCATAGATTATCCTCCTAAATCTTACGGATTTTATGAATACTCAGCCCCGCAGTATTGCAAAATAAACGATCGTAATGCATGGGCTCTGGCTAACCCCTCACTGGGGTACACAATTACAGAAGAAGCCATTGAAGAAGCTATAGCAACATCTCCAATTGAAAATACCCGCACAGAGACTTTATGCCAGTGGATTGATTCGCTCAGTAGCCCATGGCCTCATGGCGTACTTGAAGACACATCCGATAACACGCTTGAAATGGCTGTTGGGGCTTATACTGTATTTGGTTTCGATGTCAGTCCGTCTAGGCGCAACGGATCATTAGTCGCAGGACAATTACTGCCAGATGGACGGATTGGCATCGGGATCTTAGAGACTTACAGCTCTCAGGTTGCTATTGATGAATTAAA